CGCCTGGAGATCATGCGGCAGTACAAGCAGACCGTGTGGGAGTTCGACATCCTCTGGGGCAGCGAATGTGTCAGGCCCGAGTTCGCCTCCCGTTTGGCTGGTTAGTCAGATTCCTGATTCAGATCAACACAAGGGCGGCATCACGCCGCCCTTTATTCTAGTTCCGAAAGGAGTGTTACCGTGAGATCAGTTATCAATCCCACCGTCGAAGTCCTGGGCCCTGCCGGAAAGATTGTCATCGACGAAGGCGATCTGGAAGCCTACCGGGCCCGTGGTTACCAAGTCTCCGGTGAACAGGCCTCTGGCACGGAGTCCGGGAACGAGGGCAGCGCAGACACCGAGACCCAAGAGTCAGTCTGCCTGGCCGACTTGACTGTCCCGGAGCTGAAGGAAAAGGCCGCTGCGCTGGGAATCGAAGGCTACGCCAATATGAAAAAGGCGGAGCTGGTCGAGCAAATCCAGGTCAAGCTCGCTGCAACTGAGTAGTCGCACGCGGAGGGACTTATCATGGCTTTGATCGTGGAAGACGGCTCAGCCAAGAGCGATGCCGAGAGCTACATCTCGGTGGCTGATGCAGATACGTACCACACCAGCTACACTGGCTCTGCCGACTGGAGTGGCGCCAGTGAGGCTGCCAGGGAGATCGCCCTGCGCAAGGCGACACTGTATTTGGATCTGAGGTGCCAGGGCAAGTGGCTGGGGGCACGTTACACCGAGGATCAGGCACTGGCCTGGCCCAGGATGAACGTGCCAGACCAGGACGGCTTCCTATATGCCGTCGACGAGATCCCTGTTGCCCTGAAGCGAGCCACAGCTGAGGCGGCCCTGCGCGTAATCGCAGGCGACGATCTGCTGGGGGTAATCACCGAGCCCGGAACGGTCGAGGGAGAATCAGTCAAGGTTGGCCCTGTCACCGAGACCATCAACTACGTCGGCGGTAAACCCAGCAGCTACGTGTACCCCAAGATCGAGGCTTTGATCCAGGGCTTGATCGATGACTGTAGCACTGTGTCGAGGGGGTAGCCTGTGGCGCTGTCGGCGGCAAGAACCTTGAGGATCTTGACCAAATATGGCTACGACGTGTCGTTTCGCACCTATGCGTCCAGCTCGTATGAGGTGCTCAATGGCAAGACCACCAAGGGGGCTGCCACGGATCACACGGTCAAGATCTTGGAGCCCTATGGCAAGGCCAGCTCGCCGGTCGAGAGTTTCGATTCACAAACCGGGGTCAGGCAGGCCTGTGCCTTTACCATCGCATCGCCATCGGGACTCACGTTCACGCCCAAGATCGGTGTGGAGATCATCGAGACGGACAGGACCTGGCGAATCACAGCCATGACCGAGATCGCCTACAGGGGATCGGTGATCCTGTATGAGTTCGCCATCGCATCGAAGCCGGCCCTGGATGCAGGTGTGTTCGGTGCTGACGGATACGGGGGCCAGGAGTATGACAGTTAGTTTTTTTATCAACAATAGAGGCAATCAGGCAGTCAGGTGACACCAACCCAGTTCAATTTGGCAGTGCAGAGGCACATCGACGACACGTTCGGCTCGATGCTGGCTGACGTTCAGCAGCAGCTCTGCATGGAGGCTCTACGCCGCGTGGTACAGAAGACCCCCGTGGACACGGGCCGGGCCAAGGGTAACTGGCAGGTGGGCGTCGGCGAGAGCCCTGCAGGAGAGCTTGACACCACAGATCCGGGCGGAGAGGCGACCATCCAGAAAGGCAATGCCAAGATTAAGGGCCTCGGTGCCTTTGGGACCTGTCACATCACGAACAACCTGCCCTATATCGTGGGCCTGGAGGACGGGCACAGCGCCAAGGGCAGTCACATGGTCGAGAGCACCTTGAACGAGTTGGCGGAGACACTGCTATGAACATCTCCGAGATCCATAGCGCCGTTCGCTACGAGTGGAAGAACCAGATCGCGGACCCCCAGGGCCTGTGGACTATATACGACAACTCGGACATAGCGCCACCGGTGGACGGTCGCAACTACTGCAAGCTCGATGTCATCGCTGACGACACGCGCCGGATCACCATTGGCGTCAAGCAGTATCGCACAGTCGGGCTGGCCGTGGCCAAGCTCTTTTGTGCTTCGGAGGCAGGTGACGGCGAGTTGCTGGAGATAGCCGCTGCGGTCGAGGTCGCATTCAGAGACGAGACCTTATCCGGCGTCAAATTCAAAACACCGCATACCCGGACCATAGGAAAGATCACCAAGGCCGGCAATGAATATCAAGTCAATGTCTACATCCCGTTTGATGCGGAAGACAGTTAAGGGGGCAATCAATGTCTGACACAAACAGAACTCAACTCGCTTACATCGCCGAGTCTACCTGGGGCACGCAGGTCACTGGGAGCGCCTTGCAGCTCCTGCGCATTACAGGCGAGAGCCTGAAACAGGAAAGCTCCATGTCTGAAAGCGGCGAAATCCGCTCTGACCGACAGGTGTCCGACATCCGGCGCACGCGCATCCAGGCCTCTGGCGGATTCAACTTTGAGCTGAGCTATGGCACCTATGACGATTTTCTGGCAGCGGCCCTGCAGGCAGCGGCCTGGGGAACCGCTGAGACGGTGACGGCGTCCACGATCAGTTTTGCGGCCTCGGGCAACACGATCAGCGACTCGGGCAGTGGATTCGGATCTCTGGTAGCGAACCAGTGGGTCAAGATCAGCGGCGCGACCAACTCCGCCAATAACGGCTTTTTCAAGATCCTCACGGCGGCGGCTGGCTCGATTACCGTGTCCGGGGGCACTTTGGTCGATGAGTCGGCAGGCCAGTCCGTTACGGTCCTGCAGGGTGGGCAGATCGTCAACGGTCAGACCTTGACCAGTTTCAACCTGGAACGCGGGTACACGGACCTGACCAACAAGTTCGCGCTGTTCCTGGGCATGGCGATCAACGGCCTGTCGCTCAATGTTCCGTTGGAGGGCCGTTTGACCGGATCGTTTGATCTTTTAGGGGCTGGGGAGTCGTCTGTGTCATCTTCGGGCGGTACGGGCTATACCGCGGCCACGACAACGCCGACCATCGTTGACGCTGAAGTGGTCAGTCTGCTTGAGAATCAGGCAGCCATGACGATCAGCAACTTTAGCTTCAACCTGACCAACAACCTGCGTGCCCGGATGAGAGTTGGTAGCGCAGGCGTGCTTAGTTTGGGCTCGGGTGCAATCGGGGTCACTGGTAGCCTGTCCGCCTATTACAGCGACGAAACGCTGTATGACAAGTACCTCAACGAGACCGCGTCGGCCTTGGCACTACCGATCACAGACAGTGCCGGCAACAGCTATCTGATCGACCTGCCTGCGGTCAAGTACACCAACGGCCAGAGGACGCCGACCGGCCCCAATGGAGATTGTTTCGCCGAGATGCAGTTCGGCGCCTATCGCGACTCAAGTGAGGACGTGACGATTCGTATGGCAAGATTTGCAGCTTAATGGAGTGACACATGAAACTTAATGCTTTACGCGCTGACCTGGACAAGGAGCGCAATGGAGCCTGGGTGCCCTATCAAGGTGGCATCCTTCTGAAGCTCGCCCGCCTGGGCAATCCGAACTACCGGGATGCCATTGCCCGGATCATTGATGAACGCAAAGTGCAGCTCAATGTCAAAGAGTTGTCTGAAGAGCAGATGCTTGACGTTCAGAAGGAAGCCGCGTCCGAAACGGTCTTGCTCAACTGGGAGAACGTTGACGATGGGCAGGGCAAGCCTATTCCCTACTCAAGCGCAACAGCCCTGGAGTGGTTCCGGGATCCAGAGCTATGGCGCCTGTGGAATTTCATTCTCTATGAATCGGCAGGTGAAGAGCATTTCCGCAAAGCACTCATTGAGGACGCAGCGGGAAACTAACTGCCGCGCTGCGGTGGCAGCTCGAATGGGGGCCACATGTAGCAGTGCTGCAGAAACGGGCCGAGCAGGGCCTTGACACGCCTGCTTGGGATAACCGGCCAGAAGTCAAACAGGAGTACCAATGGATCTTTGAAGGGTTCCTGGTTTTAGGGCGCAAGCGGCAATGTAACGGCATGGCAGTCAATCCACTGAGCATGTCGGACATCATGGCGTATCTCGACCTGACGGGAGTCAAGGACATCAATACCAGACTGATGTTTTTTGAGCTGGTATCGGAATTGGACACAGAGTTTTTGGAATGGAGTCGTAACGGTGAGCACGATCCGCGAAGCGACACTAAGCCTCAAGATTGACGCAACCGGTGCCCAGATAGGGGCTGGTCAGTACATAGGGGCTACCCAAAGGGTGACAGGGGCGACTACAGCTGCTGGCGCGTCTATGGGGGCGCTGCAGAGACGTCTTGTGGCCCTGGTTGGTGCTTATGCGGGCCTGCGCACAATCAAGCATTCCATTAGAGACTTTGCTGATTTTGAGCAGCAGATGGCCAACGTCTCTACCATGCTCAACAAGCAGACCATGCAGTACCTGCCTGCCTATTCTCGGCAGATGCGGGAATTGTCTGTGCGCATGGGCGAAGACACCCAGAGCCTGTCCAAGGGCCTGTACGACATCCTGTCCGCGTCTATCGACGCGAGCAAGGCCATGGATGTGCTGGAGGTTTCTGCCCGGGCGGCTACTGCCGGCATGACCAATACCGGCGTGGCAGCGGATGCCATCACCACGGTCTTGAACTCTTACGGCATGTCCGCGGACAAGGCGGCGGACGTATCCAGTGACCTGTTTGAAACGGTCCAGCGAGGTAAGACCACCTTTAGCGAGCTGGCCCAGCACATCGGCAAGGTGGCAGCCCTGGCATCGTCGGCGAATATGCCGTTGGAAGAGCTGCTGGCGACCATCTCGACCCTGACACGGGCCGGCATGAGAACAGACATTGCCATGACGGGTGTGCGCGCCATCCTCAGCACATTCATGAGCCCCACTGCCGAGGCGGCAGATGCAGCTATGCAACTCGGTCTGAACCTGCGTGAGTTGACCCAAGAGGGCATCAACATGCAGGAAGTCTTTGAAAAGCTCAGTCGTCTGGAGGCCAGCGACCTATCCAGAATCTTTGGCAATGTGCGCGGCCTGTCTGCCATGGCAGCGGCCATGAAGCAGGTCAGTGGGCATGCTGCGGATGTGGCTTACATCACCGAGACCTCGGGCGCTGATGTTGAGGCGTTCGGTAAGATGACTGAGACGTCCCAGCATCAGTTCGACCGGTATACAGAGTCTGCTAAAGAGCTGCGCCGGGTCTTTGCTGAAGACCTAGCCCCAGCGGTTGGGGATATGGCCAAGGCCTTTGCGGACATGGCCAAGAAGGGCTCGAATTTACGAAAGCTGGTAAAGACGCTCGGCGAAGCGGCTGGCGATGCTGCCAGGGTCAGCGCAAACCCGGCTGACATCGCCCAGGAGCTTTGGCAGACAAGTAAGCTTAAAAAGGCCGAGGAAACCATTGAGGCCTACGAGACGCTACAGCAGGGAATACCCAATGCGTTTTTAACAAACCCACGGTATGGCTTCGAGCAGGCAGAGAACGACAAGAAGACTCTTGCCCGCATGAGGGACGGGTACGAAAAGGCCCTTGCAGAACGTGATTACCTGCGTAGGGAACTAGGGATCGTTCAGCCATCCCGGTCTCAGAGGGGCAGGAGAGCGCCGGCTGAAGACCTCCCCCATGCGGGATTCATAGGCCCAGCAGCCACAGGGCAGAGCCTGGGCATTGGTGATTACTCCCAGGGTATCCCCCCAGCTCCCCCATACGGTCCTCAGCAGGGCACAGGCACCCAGAGCAAGCAGATCCTTACGAGCGAAGTGGACCTGTACATCGACTCCATCAGGGAAGAGCGCAGACAGCTTGGCTTGAACAATATCGAACGCGAGCAGGCCATTGCCCTGCAGCAAGCTGAAGTCATGGCCCGGAGCGAGGGCAAGAAGGTGACAGAAGAGCAAGCGTCCCTGATCAAGGCAGAGGTCAAGGCCCTGGAAAAAGCCAAACGGCTTGCGTCCGTGGGGCACGAGATCGGCAATGCCTTTGCGCAGGGTATTGGCAAGTCCATCCTCTACATGCAGGATCTAGGCGACGCGGCCAAGGCCGTGGGCAGGCAGTTCATAGAGATTGCTATCCAGGCCGCCATTCTGAGGCCAGCCGGCGAAGCCCTGGGCGGCGTGATTACGAGCGGCCTGGGCGCAATGTTTAGTCCTGTTGCCGGCACTGGGTCTGGAGTCGCTACGGGTGCTGGTGGTGTGCCTACTCAGTACGGCGGCGCTTATGCCAAGGGCGGTGTCTTTGCTATGAACCACGTTGTCCCCTTTGCCGATGGCGCTGTGTTTGATAGGCCGTTCACGTTTCCCATGTTCGGGGGTAGGACTGGCTTGGGCGCAGAGGCTGGCCCCGAGGCCATCATGCCCTTGAAGCGTGGCGCGGGAGGACGTCTGGGCGTTGAAGCCACTGGCGGCGGTACTGTGGTCAACTTGGACAGCGAGG